CAGAAGTACGTGACATTATAATGAAAAGACTTTCCGTTATTGCAAAAGAAGGAGAAGTGATTACTGTTGTCCACGATGTTCAATGATTTTCTTGAAGTATTAAAAGAGAATCACTTTGTTGAAGCCCCAGTTGATGTAAAGACATTTGTCCAGTCACCTGACTATCTTGGTCAACCGCTTTTATCTGATATTCAATATGAAATTGTTGAAGCAATGAGCCAGATCTATCGCAAAGAAGACGTAATAGATATTATGGGGGATGTTGAAGGCACTAAACACTTTAATAAATACACCAAAAATGAACTAATTTTGCAACTTGGCAAGGGTAGCGGAAAAGACTTTATCTCAACAGTAGCCTGTGCATATGTAGTATATAAACTATTATGCCTTAAAGACCCTGCACTTTATTACGGTAAGCCTGCAGGAGATGCTATTGATATTATTAACGTTGCTGTTAACGCACAACAGGCAAAGAACGTTTTCTTTAAAGGTTTTAAAACAAAGATTGAAAAGTCACCCTGGTTTGCTGGAAAGTATAATGCAAAGGCTGACTCCATTGAGTTTGACAAAGCCATCACTGTTTATTCTGGACACTCAGAAAGAGAATCTCATGAGGGTTTGAACTTGCTTATGGCAGTCCTTGATGAAATTTCTGGTTTTGTAAGTGAGGTTGTATCTGGAAATGAACAGGGAAAGACTGCTGATAATATCTATAAAGCATTCCGTGGTTCAGTAGACTCTCGTTTCCCAGACCTTGGAAAGGTTGTTCTTCTTTCGTTCCCACGTTATCAAGGTGACTTTATTTCTCAACGATACGAATCAGTAATTGCAGAAAAAGAAACCATTGAAAGAACACACACATTTATCATGAATGAAGATTTACCTCATGAAGATCCAGGCAATCAATTTCAAATCTCGTGGGATGAAGATACTATTCTTCAATACAAAATTCCAAGGGTATATGCATTTAAAAGACCTACATGGGAAGTAAACCCAACCCGTAAGATAGAAGACTTTAAACTAGCATTTTATACTGACCTTGGTGATGCCATGATGCGTTTTGCTTGTATGCCAACCTATTCATCTGATGCTTTTTTTAAGCAGATTGATAAGGTTGAAAAATGTATGAACAGTAGAAATCCACTAGACTCATTTAGAAGGTTTGACGAAACGTTTGTACCAGACCCAGATAAAACTTATTATATTCATGCTGACCTTGCACAAAAGCACGATAAATGTGCGGTAGCAATTGCTCACGTAGACAAGTGGGTAAATATTCAGGTTATTAAAGATTATGAACAAGTAGCACCAATAGTAGTTGTAGATGCAGTTGCATGGTGGGAGCCAAGAGCAGAAGGCCCAGTTAACTTATCTGAAGTTAAACAGTGGATTATAAATTTACGTAGACAAGGCTTTAATATTGGTATGGTTTCTTTTGACCGTTGGCAATCATTTGATATTCAAAATGAGTTACAGGCAGTTGGAATTAGAACTGAGACGGTCTCTGTTGCTAAAAAGCACTATGAAGACCTTGCTATGATGATTTATGAAGAGCGTGTTTCTATACCAAGAATACCTATCCTATTAGAAGAAATGTCAGAACTTAAAATAATGAAGGGTAATCGTGTTGATCACCCCCGCAAAAAATCTAAGGACCTTGCAGATGCCGTAACTGGTGCGGTATTTGGAGCAATATCACATACGCCAAAGAATAATAATACAGAAATAGAAGTCCATACCTGGTCTACTTCAGCACGACTTGCGGAGAAAGAGCAACGTATGGTAGAATTAGATAATCGGAAAATGCCTGACGATGTTAGGGATTTTTTGGATGGTTTTAATTTAATTTAATATTCTGGTCAAAGTATCAGATAAAACTAACAAGGAGAAAAATGAATTCATTTAAGAAGATTAGTCTAGTCATGGCTGCAGCCCTGGCTGGTACAGTTCTTGGTACGGCAACTGCACAAGCAGTTCCTACTATTGCAGTAACTGTAAACACAGTTGCAGATACAGACGCAAACACACTTGCAGGTGCAGCAGTAGTAACTGTTCCATCTGATAACAAGGTAGATGCTGCAGACGCAGTAAAGTTTGCTTTAACAGGTGTTGATACAGGTACAGTTGTAACTGCAACATCATCAAACGCATTCATCGTGTCAGCACTTTGGGATGCAGCAGCACCAGTAACTTCTGCTTCAGGATCAACATCCTATTCAGTTAATACTGGAACAGGAACTACAGCAACATTTTATGTATACACAAAGTCAACTGCTTCAGGTACTGTAACAATTACCAATGGCGGAAACACATATGTATACTACGTAAAGGGAACCGCTGGTCCTGCATACAACATCTCACCAGTAGTTGCTCTATCAGCAAATACTTCAAGCGTTGTTGAATACTCAACTACAGTTACAGATATTTTTGGAAACGTACCAGCAGCAACTACACCAGTAGTTACAGTTGTTGGTGCAACAGTTTCTACAGCATCTGCAGCATCTGACACAACAACAGGTATCTCAAAGGTATCTGTAACATATCCAGCAACAGCAGGTAATGCTGCAATTGGTTTTGCTATTACAGCAACAGATGTTGATGGACTACCAGTAGCAGTTAAGTCTGTTACAAAGTTTGTTACAGTTTCTGATCTTGCTACAAGCAATGCATCACTTACTGCACAACTAGCAGCCTCAGTCGCTGCTCGTGCAGCAGATGCAACAGCAGCAGCAACAGCAGCAACTGCTGCTAAAGCAGCAGCAGATGCAGCACTTGCAACAGCGATTGCTGCTCGTGCATCAGATAAAATTGGTGCAGATCTTGCCCTTGCAACTGTAAAAGCAGCACTTGCTAAGTCAGAAGCAGATGCAGCAGCAGCAAAAACTGCATCAGCATTAGAACTAGCAGCAGCAAAGGCTTCTGCAGATCTTGCGAAGGCAACTTATGTTGCAGAGTATAACGCTCTTGCAAAGAAGTGGAACGCAAAGAATCCAAAGGCTAAGGTTACTCTAAAGAAGTAAATTAACTTAATAAGTTAGGGGGTTGGCTAAATGCCAGCCCTCTTTCTTTTTGTATAAAAATGGTATAATAAACTTATTAGTCATATCCACCACTAAGGCTATATAAGGAGAAAAATATCAAAAACATACTAATCAGATCAGGATTAGTGGGGTTGTTTTTAACATTATGGATGATCTTTTCTCCAGTAAATTTTTCACATGCCGAAGATGTTCCACCCCCAGCAGAGCAGGTTGTAGTTAGTCCAGCCCAAGTAGCGGTAAATACAGCCATTGCAACAGCCACTACTGAGGTTGCACAAGCAGTGTCAGCATCAGAGACAGCAACAGCAACCATTGCAACTGCAGTACAGGCAGTCAATGCATCTAATACAGCAGTCACAGCAGCCAACACAGCGGTGGCCACAGCAGTATCTGCAGTAGCAGAGGTATCCAATGTTTCCCCAGCAGTAGAAACAGCAACAGCAGTTACCCAGACAGTTACTCAAACAGTCATTGGCGTTACTCAAGCAGTAGCAGCAATTCCAGTAAGTGCTACAACACAAACACCAGAAGTAGTTGCAGCACAGGCAGTAATTACTGCAGCAGTCCCTGTAATTGAATCAGCAACAGCCACAGTTATAGCCACAGCAACTCCTTTAATGACAACAACTCCTACGACAGTTGAACAGGTTGCTACAGCAATTGCAACAGAAGTTGCACAATCTGTAACAGCCTCTACAGCAGTTCAAGCAGCACAGACAGCAGTAACTGAAGCAACAGCAACGGTATCAACTGCAACCACGGCAGTAGCAGCAGTAGCACCTGCACGGACAGAGGCACAAACACAATTAACTCAGGCAAATGTTGCTATCAATAATGCTCAAGATGCAGTAAATGCTTTGGCAGCAACAATTGGAGCATCAACAAATGTATTAGCAAATACAGATGATGCTGGAGTTCGTATGAACCTTCCATTTAATTTACGTATGGGAAACACTGTTTATAATAATGTCTATGTTGGCTCTAATGCAACTATTACTTTTGGTGTTAATGAGGGACAAAACTATTATTCAACACCAACTGCTCCTTCTATTTCTATAGCAGGATATGACTGGACTACCTGGAGTAATGGCTCTGGCGTAACTTACTCAACAACTACTAACACTCTTTCTGTGGCCTGGGATGTTCGTCCATATCCACAAACTACCGCTGATACACAGATGACGCA